CCCGGCCACCACCCAGCCCCACCCCGAACCCGTCGACGACGACGGCCTCGAGGACGACGGCCTCTACGCCCACTGGAGCGCCTGGACCGCCAACCCCCGGAAGGAGAAGCCGTGACCACCACCGCCGACCACACCCCATCCCGCAACTGCTACCTCCGCGGCTGCCGGCAGCAGGCCTGCATCGACGCCTCCACCCGCTACACCAAGCGGCTCCGCGTCGAACACCAGCGCGGCCAGTACCGCATGACCGACGCCACCCAAACCCGCCAGCACATCGAACGCCTCATGACGGCCGGCTGGACACAACGGCAGATCGCCCACGCCAGCGGAGTCGAATCCGCCAGCATCCACCAGATCTACACCGGCCACCAGGAGAAGACCGCAACCTGGCGGGCCGCCGCCATCCTCAACGTCCCCATCACGCAGCCCCCCGCCAACCCGCGCCGCGTCAACGCCACCGGAACCCGCCGCCGCCTCCAAGCCCTCCGCGTCATCGGCCACCGACGCTACGACCTCGCCGCCTCCCTCGGCATCACCGCCGACCGCATCAAGCACATCACCAACGGCCACACCAAGCACGTCACCCCGGCGGAAGCCACCGCCGTCGCCCGCCTCTACCGGCGCCTGTCTACCGTCCCCGGCCCCAGCCAGCAGACCGCCACCATCGCCCGCAACAAAGGCTGGCACGGCCCCCTCGACTGGGACGACATCGACGACCCGAACTGCAAGCCGGAGAAGGCCGCACCGTACAAGCCAGCCGACAAGTACAAGCGCGACAACGACCGGACCCGCGAGATCGAGCACCTGTACCTCCTCGGCGAGTCCGTGCCGTTCATCGCCAAGCAGCTCGGCGGCAACGAGAAGTACATCGGCGACCAGCTCACCGAGATCATCCGCAAGCGCGAGAAGCGAGCCCAGCAGGAACGCGCAGCCACAGCCGCGCTGGAGGCCGCCGCATGAGCGCCGACCGCTACGCCTGGATGTCGTCCGCCCTGTGCGCGCAGGTCGGCGGCGACGAATGGATCGACAACCTTTCCGGCGGCGGCAGCCACAACGCGAAACGGATCTGCCGTGCCTGCCCGGTACGGACCTCCTGCGCCGCGCACGCCGCCCGCCTCGAGGACTACGACGGCACCGCCATCCGCGGCGTCTGGGGCGGACGCACACACAACCAGCGCAAGCAGCAGCTCGAGGAGGCCGCATGACCGTCCGGGCGACACGAGATACGCGCACGCCGCAGCGACTCGCAAACGGCCCGTCACGTCCCACGCCGGGCGCTGACCAGCAGAAACGCTAACCCGCACGACAAAGGGCCCCGCGGTTGCGGGACCCCGGAGGAGAGAGGAGGGGAGATGCGATCAGTCGTCGGACTCGGCCGGCTTCTTGCGGCGGACGATGCGCGGCTTCGGCTTGGGCATCTCGATGCCGTGCGCCTTGCAGTAGGCGCGGACGCGGGAGTGGACGTGACGGCGGATGTCGTCGGTGCGGGTTGTGCCGGCTTCCGCGCAGGCGGCGTCGTACAGCTCCCACATCTCGTCGTCGATGCGGACCATACGGCCCGGCGTTCCTCTCGTCACCATGTCGACAGCGTAGCTGACTCTCTCCTGCCTACACACCCCGCCGAGGGGGAACCAGCTCAGATTCGTGTTGCTCATGTATTGCTTGTGCCTACACAGACCTTGCTAGTGTGTAGGCACGCCAACCGGTCGAAGGCAGGCCGGTTCGAGCCTCCATGAGGGCTGTCCCAAACCAGACATGACCAGTACAGACACCCTCCAGAAGGAAGACACCCGTGAGTACTGAGGCCGTCACCTGGGCCATGGACCACGCGCCCATGCTGCGCACCGAGAAGGGCAAGCCGGACACCACCGCCCGGCACGTCCTTCAGGCGCTCGCTGAGCACGCCAGTCCGACCGGCACCGACGCCCACCCCTCGGTGCTCCGCATCCAGTACCGCACCGGCTTCGACCGGGTCACCGTCCAGCGCGCCCTGCGCCGCCTCGAGAAGGGCGGACTGATCGCCAAGGACGGCACCAAGGAGGGGCGCACCCGCTACAAGCTCGCCATGGAGTTGCGTCGGCCGGCCACGGATTGGGCCGACCTGGAGAGGGAGGAGGACGAGTTCCGGGCCGCGGCTGCGGAGCGGAAGCGCCGGTCCCGTTCGAAGGGTGTCACGCACGCAGAGTCCGTGACCGTCACGGATTCAGAAGGCGTGACGGTCACGCACGGAAAGTCCGTGACCGACGATGTCACGCACTCTGAGTCCGTCCGTCACGCACTTAAAGTCCGTTCGTCACGCACGGAACGCAGCCCTAACCACCCACAACCGTCAGACAACCAACTACTAAAAGACTCTTCTCCCGCCGTCAGCCTCGACGAGCAGCAGGCACCAGCAGCCACGGTCCAGACCAAGAGCGGCAGCGAGAAGACGGACCACCACCTCGAGGCCTTCGGCGCCTTCTGGCTGACCTATCCCAAGCGCAAGGCGAAGGAAGAGGCCAAGAAGGCCTGGATCGCCGCCATCGAGCGCGGCGCCGACCCGCAGCACATCGTGGCCGCGGCCAAGGACTACGCCCACGAGCGTCAGGGCCAGGACGCCAAGTACACGAAGTTCCCGGCCACCTGGCTCAACAAAGGCTGCTACGACGACGAGCCCGACCCTCAGCCCGGCCGGCACCTCCGCGCCGTCGGCGACTCCGGCCCGCACCGCAACCCGCAGAACGACTCCGACTACGACCAGGGATGGAACTGATCATGCAGTGGATTCCGCCCATCAACCCGAAGCGCTACCACCTCGAGGAGCTCCTCGCCGCCCGCGGCATAAGCCTCGACTGGCTGAACAGCAACGACCTCGACCCGCACAGCCCGGCGAACATCGCCCGCTACTCGATCACCAGGGCCGCAGAGACCATCCCGTTCCACTACCGGAACGCGACGGTCGACAGCCCCGAGGTGCAGTCCTGGCTGGCCGAACTCATCGCCCAGGCCCGTGACGACCAGGCGGGCCGTGGCGCACCGACCGCCGCCGTCACCCACGGCCGCTCCCTGCTGCTGCTCGGCCCCACCGGCACCGGCAAGACCCACCAGGCTTACGGGGCGATCCGCGAGCTGGCCGTCACTGGCGTCGCCGCCACCTGGGTCGTCACCACCGCGGCCGACATGTACGCCGCGCTCCGGCCCCGTCACGGCATCGACTCCGAGGCCGAGTTCCGCCGCTACCGCAACGCTTCGATCCTCCTCGTCGACGACCTCGGCGCCGAGCGCAAGCCCACCGAGTTCACGGAGGAGGTCAACTTCCGGCTGATCAACTGGCGGTACGAGCACCAGCTTCCCACCCTGATCACGTCGAACCTGGTGCCGAAGGAGATCAGCGAGCGCCTCGGTGACCGCGTCACCAGCCGGCTGATCGAGATGTGCCAGCGCGTCGTCTTCAAGGGCCCGGACCGCCGCCGGGGTGAAGCCGCGTGAAGAGCCCCGTCCCGTACTTCGGAAGCAAGCAGCGCATCGCCGACTGGATCGTCGGTCTGCTGCCCGACCACGACCACTACGTCGAGCCCTACGCCGGCGGCCTGTCCGTCCTGCTGGCCAAGCGTCCGTCGCGGATGGAGACCGTCAACGACCTCGACGGCGAACTGATGACGTTCTGGCGCGTCCTGCGCGAGCGGCCTGAGGAACTGCTGCGCGTATGCATGCTCACCCCGCACTCCCGCGCCGAGCTCGCAGCCACCTGGGACCCGACCGAGGACGACCTCGAGCTGGCTCGCCGCATCTGGTGTCGCCTCGCCCAAGGCCGCTCCGGCACCCTCCGCAACACCGGCTGGCGCCACTACATCGACCCCGCCGGATCATCCACGTCGATGCCCGGCTACCTCGAGGCCTACGCGCTCCGGCTCGCCACCGCCGCGGAACGCCTCCACGGGGTTTCCCTCGAGGCCCTGCCCGCGCTGGAGGTGATCGCCCGCTACGGAGCGCGACCGAACGTGCTCCTGTACGTCGATCCGCCGTACCTCGGCACGACGCGCGGGTGGGGCAACAACTACCGCTGCGAGATGAAGACCGAAGCCGAGCACCGGGAGTTGGCGGCCGCGCTCGCCGACTGCAAGGCGACCGTCGTCCTCTCCGGCTACGACAGCCCGCTGTACCTCGAGCTGTACGCCGGCTGGCACCGATACGAGACCGCGTCGATGACCGGCAACGCCAAGACCGCGAAGGACCGCACCGAAGTCCTCTGGTCCACGACCCGCCTAGGCGACCAGTTCGACCTCTTCACCCAGGAGCAGACCGCGTGACTACCGAGATCGACCCGTGGCTCAACACCGCGGAGCCTGCCGACGACTTCGGTCCGCGCATGCCGCGCGACGTCGAAGCCGAACGCGTCATCGCCGCGTCCGCCATGGAGCGCCCCGAGATCGTCGACGAACTCGCCGCCGAAGGATTCGACCCCGCCGACATCACCACCGAGCAGTACCGGTGGGTGTGGTTCGCCGTCGAGGAACTCCGCACGCGCTTCAAGCACGGCGAGATCCGCTGGCTGCCCGTCGCCCGCCAACTCGAGGCATGGCACGCCGACGGCCACATGCCCGTCCGGCCACTCACCGAAGCCGAACTCGCCGAGCTGTACCGGTGGTCGCAGCCGTCCGCCGCAGCCTGGCACGCCGAACGAGTCGCCAAGAAGGCCATCGCCGCCCGCATCGTCGCCCTCGGCCACGACGCCGCCGGCCGCGGCAACAGCGCCGCCTTCGACCCCGACACCGACGTCGCCGCCCTCCAAGAAGCCCTCGACGGAGTTGCGAAGCCCGACGTCGCCCGCCAGGCCAAGCACGTCCGCGAGCTGATCGGCGGGGCCCTCGAGCGGTGCATCACCCCGCCAACGAAGGAAGACCGCGTCCCGACCGGCTTCATGGACCTCGACGCTCTGCTCTGCGGAGGGTGGGCGCCCGGCCAGATGGTCGTCATCGGAGCCCGGCCCGCCATGGGCAAGTCGACCATTGCCTCCGGCTTCGCGCGGGCGGCAGCCGTCAAGAACGGCCTACCCACCCTCTTCCACACGCTCGAGATGAGCGAAGACGAGATCACCAACGGGCTGCTGTGCGCCGAAGCCCGCATCGCTCTCCACCACCTCAAGCAGGGCATCGTCGACAACGCCGGCGTCGCCCGCGCCGCCGAGGCCGGGCAGCGGATCGCCGCCGCCCCGCTTTACATCGACGACGTTTCCGACCTCACCCTGCCCGGCCTGCGGGCCAAGGTTCGCCACCACGTCCGCGCCGACGGCCTCCGCCTCGTGATCATCGACTACCTGCAGTTGATGACCGCACCCAAGGCGGAAAACCGGCAGAACGAGGTGTCCAAGCTCAGTCGCGGCATCAAGCTCCTCGCCCGCGAATTCGGCATCACCGTGATCATCCTCGCGCAGCTCAACCGCGGCCCCGAACAGAGGCAGGACAAGCGGCCCACCAAGTCCGACCTGCGCGAGTCCGGCTCCATCGAGCAGGACGCCGACATCGTCATCCTCCTCCACCGCGACGACGCCTACGAGCGCGAAAGCCCTCGAGCCGGTGAAGCCGACCTGATCGTCGACAAGCACCGCGGCGGCCAGACCGGAACGGTGACCGTCGCCGCGCAACTCCACTACGCATCCTTCGTCGACATGGCGGTCACCTGATGAAACCCGAGATCGAAGACATCGCGGCCATGCGAGAGCAGGGCGATCTCAAGGACTACCTGCTCGCCCTCGTCGCAGCCACGCCCGAGCCCGCCAAGCCGAAGCCGGCCCTGTCCGCGGTCCCGGACCCGGGCTACCGGATCGCGCACGTCGGCGGCTGGCCGCTCGGCACCGCCGCGTCCGGCCCGACTCCGCCGCCGGACGGGTGCACGTGCGCCAAGTGCGGCGGCAACCCCAGCAACCACACCCACCGAGAGGACGCAGCCTGATGTCCACCACGTCGAAGAAGCAGAAGGCCCGCACGGCCACGCACCGCCCGGCCACCAGGCGCCGCCGCTTCCGTCACGACGACCTGGTCGCGGTGGACTTGTTCTCCGGCTTCGGCGGTCTGACCCGCGGTATCGAGATGGCCGGCTTCACCACGATCATGGCGGCGAACCACAACAGCTACAAGGTTGAGGTTCACGAGGCGAACCACCCAGACGCCGAGCACTGGATCGCCGACCTGGTCGACCCCGACGCGGCCGACTACCACTCCGCCCGCGACCTCCCCGCGGCCGATCTCCTCGTCGCCGGAGTCTCGTGCGTCAATCACTCGTTCGCCAACACCCAGCGGGCCTACGCGCACGGTCTGACGCTGTTCGGGATGAACGACCCCGACTACGAGGACCGGGTCACCAAGTCCGAGCGGGACCGGGCCACCGCCAACTGCGTCCTGCACTACGCGCAGACGCACCGGCCGCGGATGATCCTCGTGGAGTGCACGACCGAGTTGCAGTCCTGGGGCCCGCTCCTGCCCGGGAGTAAGAAGATCGGCGACGGCTCGACGTACAGGTGGTGGCTCAAGCAGTTCGAGCTGCTCGACTACAACCACACGGTGCTGTTCCTGAACTCCCAGTTCTTCGGCGTTCCGCAGTCCCGGAACCGCGGCTACTGGGTGTTCGTGCACAAGTCGCTGCCGATGCCGGACCTGGAGCACCGTCCGGTGTCGCGCTGCCGCCGTTGCGACAAGGACGTCGAAGCGGTGTGGACGTGGCGGACGGGGATTCCGCCGACCGGGAAGGTCGCCTACGGCGAGCAGTACGAGTACCGCTGCCCGTCGTGCCGTACCGCGGTCGTTCCGCCGATGACGCCGTCGATCGCCGC